ACATACTCATTTACTTTTAATGTTGCTCTAGCTACTAATTGTTCTTCAGTAGGCAAAGCTACATTTTCCATACTTGCAGCAATTTTACCTTCTTTTAAAGGTCTTAATGAAGGTTGTCTCGCTAAATCTCCTTCTGATATATCCATGTAGTTTGGTTCACCACCATATAAATCTACACCTTTTTTAAACTCATCTTGTTGTCTTCCTCTAATATTTTTTTCTAATAATAAACGAAGTGGATTTAAAATTGTTTCGTCTTGACTAAGTTCAGGATCATCAGCAATTCTTGCCATACCTTCTTCTATTTCTTCTAAAGTTTCTGGAAGAGCTGCACGAACTTTACGTTTAGCTGTTGGTGGTCCTTGAACATCTAACATTTCTCTATATAATTTGTTAGCTTCTGCTCCTGTTATATCTTTTTCTGCGACTGGATCTAATATTCCTTCTACTAAAGTATTTAACTTCTCAGCATTTTTTACATTTTTCTTAGCCACTTTTGTTTTATCAGAAGATTTATTTAAATCTGCTAATAATTTTTTAGCTAATTTTGCTAAAGCTTTAGTTGATTGAGCTCCTAGACGAGAAACATTAGCCATTAGTAATCAATTTTCTCTGCAATGTTTGGTACATCATTAGTAGATGTTGAAAAAGATTCTCCTTGAGGATACTCAAAATCACATACAGTATCATGTGGAGTACCTACAACAGATGGTCCTTTACGTGCTACACCAAAACCTTGTCCTGTAGGTTTACCTGTAACTTCTTCAAGATTAGCAGGATACTGTAATAATGTATATGGTCCAGGAATTGGATCGCTTTGATTATATTCTTTTTTAGCCATTTAATTTTTCCTTTTCTTTTTTAATTTCTTTATAAGTTTTTTAAATTTTTTAACAGTTTTTAATTTAGGAGTTAGTTGTTTATTTATATTAGAACGACTTATTGTCATTACTTCATTGCCTTACCATAACCTCTGGAAGCTATACCTACACCTCTAGGTTTTTTCTTTTTAGCTTTTTTCTTTTTAGCTATACCACCTTTATTTCTTTCTAATATATCACTATATATTCCAGGAGAATCAGCTTCTTCTCTAATTTTTTTAGCTTTTTGAGACATTGGTTTTTGATCTGTTCTTTTAAATAATGTAGCACCTTTAGCTGTTTCAGATGCTGATTGAAATTTAGAATTTAATTTATTCATTAATTGTTTATATTTTTTTTCATTACCTGCACTAGCAGCTTTTTTTATATCTTTATACATTCCTTCTACATCTGCTGCTAATTCCATATCAGATGATTTTAATACTTTTATTTTATTTTGAAATGTTTTTTCTTTATGAGCTTTTAAAGCATCTTCAGCTTCTCCAATTGTTTTAGATCTATTTGCAATTTTTTGTTTATCAATTGTATTCATTATTAGTTACTCCCTTTTTGTAATGGATTCGGTGAACCAACAGGACTGTTAGCTGATTCCATATCGTCTTGTCTAGTTCTTCTTGCTTGATTACGTAATCCTTCAACAGCATTTACATAATCTCCTTGCCATGCTTGAACTGTTTCCCAGTTTTTAGCATACCTTGTTGCTTCAATCATACAAGCATAAAAGAGAGCATTATAACAAAACTCACTATAATAATTAGCTGTTGTAACACTTGTTCCTGTAGCACTTGCTAAAGCTAATGGTCTACGAACATACGCAATTTCTCCTGACAAAGCAGAAGTTGGAGTTGGTACAACATATATAGAAGAGTTATCTTTTCTTGAATAATATTTTGGTCTGCCTACTGAAGTAGGAATACTCCAATAGTCTAAGGCAAACTCATAAGGTCTTTGTAATAGAGGAATAATCCCATCTCTTTCACCAAGTAAACTAGCACTTGTTGTAAAGTTTACATTACGTACTATTCTTGTTTTAGCTGGTAAAGATACAACAGGACTAGATGCAGTAAAAGTAAATGATGCATAATTATTTAAACCTGCATCATCTAAATCTTTTGTTAAACGTATTTCTGCTTTATCGACAAAGTAAGGAATTTGATCGGCAAACTCTGTCGAATCATTTTCCATTGTATTTATAATGTCAGCTTTTAAGAAAGAATAAGTAGCCATCTACTTATCCTAATATTAAAGTTACTGAACTGCCGTTTGAAGGTGCCGAGACTGAAACAGTACCTTTAAACCTAATACCATCATCTCCTATATAAATATCTGCTGTTCCACTTGCAGGAACTTGAAATTTTATTTTATCTTCTGATGTACTTTTTTGTGTTATAGCAAAGGTTCCTGTTGTTGTAACAGCTGCAGCATGTATTGCTACAACTCTACTAAAATCAGTTGAACTTACTGTAACAATAACACCATTGGTTGCACCACTAAAAAATTTACTTGAATAATTATTAGCCATCTTTGTTCCTTATATAAAATATATAGGGGATAGTATTACACCATCCCCTACATATATATTAGTTACCCTGCACTACCATAGTAACCACGCCAATCAGAAACACCGAAAGAATATCTTTCACGTGCTTTAAAGCGTAAGTTACCTGTGTCGAAATCAGGTTCCATTTTTGTTTGTAATGGTGTTCTTGTAAACATTTTTGCACCATTAGGAACATCAGTTTTTACAAACCATGCATCAGTATCTGTAAAACGTCTATTGACATAGAATCCTTGAGGAACCATGCCCATGTGTCTTACTGGATTGATGTCATTCTGTGCAAAGTGATCTCCAGTACCTAAGATACCTTTTGTAGTACCTGGTGTATTTAAGATCACATCAGCAATATGCCATGAATCCACAGGGATATGTAATGATAATGCACTTGCACCAATCAAAATACCTCTGTCATCTTTAGTCTTCTGTATAGAAGTTAAAGCTGTTTCTAATGTAGTTTGTGCTAAGTCTGCTGCACCAAGTAAATTACTTTGATTTCCATCACCAATAGTTGGGTGAGCATTAGAAATAAATGATACTCCATCTCCGTAAGTTACTCCACCAGCTGCAAATGCTTTATTAAAAATATCTGCTGCTTTTACTTGTTTAGTTGTTGCCATAGCTCTTGCTAAACCTTTTGCACGTAACTTAGCGAAAGTATCATAAAGATTATCTTCCATTGCTTCTTCAGTTACTGCGAAAGCTAAAGCGATAGTTTCGGCTGTATACCTTGCAGTATAACTTTCGGATGCAGTATCATAAACTACTGCTGCTCCTTCACCTTTAACAGGTGCTTCGCCAAAACCTGTGAAGAGTACTTCTTCTTCAAAAGCTCTGTCTGAGTTCTCTACATCAAATAAAGACTCATGTTCATTATTTACTTGTCCATACTCCAATCCAAAGATTGCATTCAATCCAGGAAGGAGCTCTTTGCTTATACTAGCTCTATTTATAGCCATTCAATTATTCCTTTCCTGATTAACTAGCTGAAACAGTAGTTGTTGTAAAATTATCGAAATGAGTATTGATACGTACTTCATACCAAGGATATGCGTCTGTGATACCTGCTGATGTGCTAGTACCTGTATCCCAAGGTGCTCTACGTATAACTCTTAAATTACTTACTGCTTGAGTATTTCCATCTCCATCCATAACATAACCACTTTGTCCTGTTTTTGCAGAACCAGTACCTACAACCCAAGGTGCATTATATATACCAACACCTATTGGATTAGCAGAAGTAGTTACTCCTGTATTAGATTGAATAAAGTATGTTTGATTTGGATCACTTGCAATATGCACGTGAACATCTGTAGCTGTGGTTCCTCCTGTCCAAGATCTACTGAACTTTTGTTCTCCACTAGCATTTACGAAACTACATCCCTGAAATACACCTGCTGCTCTTTCATCAGCATCTGCAGTATTAGGTTGAACTGAACCTAATGTACCTATAAAAACAGGATCACCTGTAAACATATCACTAGGCATTAATGCTGAAGCCACTTTAGGACTTGCGTGAACGAGATCAATAGTACGTATACCAGTAGAGTTAGAACCATCACCATTTTTCTTAGCGAGGACTAATCCTCGTGGGGCATTATTTGATGCCATATTCTTTCTCCTTAATTATAAAGAAAGACTCTATTCTTGAAAAGAAGGAGTTCTTCCTTTGATTACTGTTGACTTACTGTTATTAGAGATAGGCATTCTCGAATTGTTCTTTGACATAAGCTGTGAATTAACAGCATCCATGAGTTCAGAACTTTTATTTTGATAATGCTTTCTCTTAGCGTTAAGCCTGCCTGTAGGTATTTTACCTAAAGCTACATCTCCACGACAGACAACTCCAGCATAACGCCCTTCCTTCCTCACGATAGAAGTAGCACCCATTTCAGGAACTTCATCAGGAGAAACAAACTCCCACCCTCTTTGCATACTTTTACCAATACTTTGATAATCTTCTTGACCTTGTGAGTCAATTCTTAACCATCTTAAAGACATTCCTTGATTAGCAAATCTTTCTTCTACTTCTTTAGGAATATCTGTAGTACTAGGTTCTTCAAAGGTGTATTCAGTTTCTTCTCTAGTATTTAATTCTCTTTCTTCAGATGTACGTGATGTATTACGTGTCATTTATTTCCCTCCACGTTGCATATTAACAGTAGTGTACTCACCTTCAGCTTTTTCAGCTTTCATTTTTTCTTGAGCATACTTATCAAGTGGTATATTCCATTTATTAGCTAAACTTAAATCATGTTGACTTAACTTAACTTTTTTAGAATTTGAAGCAGAACGTGATGCTCCAGCTACTACTTGAGCAGGTTGTGACGTTGATTCCTGCTGACGATTTATTTGAGGTTCCCCATTAAATTTTTGTGGGAAATTTTCTCGCATTCTTTTATCAACTTCTTGATAATACTCTACTTCATCAGTATTATAACCTTCTTCTTTTAATGCTGCATCTATTGCTAAAGCTCCTGCAGTCATTATATTATCTGTACCAAACCATGAATTTTTAGTTGCCCAATCAGTTGCTAAAGGATCTGCAGCTGGTGCTTGTGGTTGTGGTGGTTGTTGATACTGTTGTTGTATAGGCTGTTTTGGTTCTTGTTGAACTTTTCTTTCAAAGTGTTTTTTTGTTGCATTTACATTTTTTAAATCTGTTTGTGCATCATTTAACATTTCTTGTGAATGTAATAATTTTTCTTTATCACCACTTTCAAAAGCATCTGTATATGCTGTACGAGCCAAATTTAATTTATCTTGAAGTTGTTTTTCTGTAACATCAAGATTCTTTTTATTTACTTCATCAAAAGTTTCTTGAGATTTATGTACAGTTGTTTTTAATTGTTCATTCTGTTGCATGAGTTGTTGGATTTGCTCATCTCTTTCTTTCCGTTGTTTTACTAACTGACGGATTCTTTTTTGAGCACCTTTAGTTTCTATTCCTTCTAATTCTTCAGGAGTTTCTACTATAGGCTTGGATTCCAAAACTTCTTCTTTAGCTTCCGTTTTTGCTTCCACTTTAGTTTCTTTATCTTCTCCTTCAACTTCATATTCAACTTTATCTTCTTTTTCTGCATTTTCAGGAACTTCGACAGATTCCCAATCTTTATCGTCTTTTGCCATTCTAACCTCCGTTGTTTACGAGACATACGTATTACGTTTTAAATTATTATAACATAGAGTTATAAGCTATACAAATTAATTAGATCCTCTTGTTAAATTAAATGTAGGATCTAAATCTTTAGGATCTTCAACTTTAAGAATAACTTGATCATCAAATAATAAAATTAATCTTGTGGCTTTATAATATAGTTTTTGTCCAGCATGTTTACCATAACAAACATAATCACCAACATCACACCACTTTCCATTTGGAAACTTATCTAAATCTTTATAAGCTAAATTTCCAACAGCTAATACTCTACCTACAGTTGTAAGATAAGACATATCTTCTCTAGTAGAATCAGGTATTAGAATACCTCCTTTTGTTTTTTCTTTAACAGATATTGGACGTATTAAAATATGATAACCTGGTACTTCAGGTAAAACATCTGGATCAGGAGTTTCTTCCTGTGAAATCCACATATCATTTTTTAAAGCTTTTCCCATATGTACTTGTTGCATTTTACTCCTCTTCATTTATTGAATTTAGATTTTTTAATATATCTAATAATTTTTGTCGGCTCCATTCAATGCCTTGTATAGAACCAACTACTTGACGATAATGTTGATAATCTTCAACATTACCTTCTCCCAACATATTCTTTAAATTTTGAATTTCTGTAGAATATTCTTGAGCAACTTCTTCCCATAAATCCATTAAAGTAGATTATAACTCTGCACAAGCATAACAGTTAATTTCTAATCCAACAGATACTTCTTTTATATTAGGTGTTTTCCACATAATAACGTCCTTTCTATTATTTAGGTTTTGGGTATTTCCATGAGTAATCAGAATACTCATTAAGAATAGATTTTCTTTGTTGTGGTCCAACAGCTCCATCATCTAAAGATTTTGTAAAAGAATCCCCAAATCCTTTGGAATCTGGTTTAACATGAGTAGGATACCCATTTTTTACAACACCTTTAAAATCATTAGGAACATGTGTTGGATAACTATTCCCTGTTCCTTTTTCGGAATTAGGATAGTGTACTCCTCCATATTTAGGCATTATTTTTTCTCCTTTATAGTAATAGTTTCTTGTTTTGTCATATCATTTAAAACATCAAGAGCTTTCATTTTTTCTTGACTTTCTATTTTATCAGCTTCAATTTGAACTCTATTTTCTTCAGCTGTTAATTTAGATAACATATCTAAAGCTTTCATTTGTTGTTTACTTAATCTATCAGCTTCAGCTTTTTGTTCTTTAAGAACTTGTGCTTCTTTTCCTTGAGCTGTCTTTAATAACATTTCTGTTTGTTTTAATTCCATTTCTTGAGCATCTTGGACAGCTTGAGCATTATCTTTTGCTGCTTGTAATTGTAATTTTTGCATATCAAGTTCTACACGTTTTTGTTCTAACTCAACCATTTGTTGTTCTGGAGATTGTTGTTTACCCATAGCCATATTTGCATTTAGTATTTCTTGAGCAGCTTCAGCCATAGCTCCTTGTACAACAGCAGGATTTTGTGCTTGTTCTGGTGCAACATTTTGTTGTAGTTTTTGTTGTGTTAATCCATTCATTTGTTCTTGATATTTCATTACAGAATGTTCTTGTATATTAGATGCTAGTATTGGTTGTAATCTTTGCATAGTTGGACTACCACCATTTTGTGGATCTTGTAAATATGCCATCTTAACTTGCATATGTGCTTCATGATCTTGTCCAGCAAAAGCAGCAATTGGTATACCTTTAGATGCTGCAAGAATATCTGATACAGGATCCATAGGTTTTGGTTCTGGTTTTGGTGGTAAGATTTCATCTATGTTTGGCATATTAACAGCATTTAATATTGATCTGTTTAAAGCTTCTAAGTTAAACATTCCAGGTGGCGACTGTTGTGCCATCTGTAATGTCATTTGTGATAACATTAATCTGTGAGCATTAGATGGAATGTTTGGATCACTAACAGGAATAATATCTACTTTACCATCAAAGTCTGCTTTAAATATATTTCGTTCAGCCATTGGAACATCATAAGGATATTCATCTGGTAGATAATTAAAATCAATATCTGCTAATAATTTAAACTCTTCTCGTTGCGACTTGTGTAATCTTTTATGAATAGCAGAAAAGAATTTACTAGACGCTTCGAGAAGAGCCATGGTTGTTCCGACTGGTCCATAAGAAGCAGCATCTGCAACAACTTGTTCTGTGCTGTCTGCAAATTTTTGTCCAGCTGTAGTCATAAAGCCAAGCATTTGGAAGAGCGTTTGGGAAGGCTCTTTGTAAGGGAGAGGTACAATTGCCTTTGAAAGGTCAATACCAAGTGCTTCTACTTCTTTAAACTCACCAGGAGCTATAGGATCATTGTCGCCAACCATACGAACTCCTTTGGCTTTGAAGCCACCAGGAAGGTTCGCAAACTGTCCTGCATCTACTAGACTACGCATAGCTGCTGTAGCAGTCATGGTTATGTTGCCTAAGAAATGCATTAAACCTAAACCATAGAAACTAAATCCTGGTACAAAACGATAATGAACAAAATGAATATTTTTTTCTTTTGTTGGATCATCAGGTTTAAAGTTTCTACGTATACTTAAAACTTGTCGTGATTGTTCTTCAATAGTTACAATATAAGGAAGAGATTCTCCTTCTTCACTTTCTGAATCTTTTATAT